CTGCCACAGAGAAGGCAAACTATTTGAATACGCCAGAAGATAAGGCTAGGTTCTTAGGAGAGTTACAGCTACACGCTAAGGAGAAGGGATTCAAAGCTGGCTGGGCTGGGCATTTGTTCAAGCAGAAGTTTGGCGAATGGCCTGATGGCATCGAACCAGCTCGCGTCACTCAGATCAGTGAGTCCGTCAGAAAATATATTCAGTACGATCAGATCAGAAAAGCGCGAGGATTTTGGGGGCGGAAGGCTTCTTGAAACTATATTTAGCCTTCTTGAAACTATATTTCTTGAAACTAGGTTGGGTACTTTTGAAACTATATTCAGTACGTCAGAAACTATATTCTTGAAACTATATTCACGCTTCTTGAAACTATATTCAGGTGATTTGGTCACCCGTTCATGCATCGAACAGAGGTAAACCCTTGATTTATAACGAAAAATTTGAGGCGGTCATTTCGCGGCTCGATAAGGTAAAAAGGTCGGGCGATTCAGTGCGGGCGGTCTGTCCGGTTCACGGGTCGAAGGGTCAGACCCTCTCGGTCACGGCTAAGGATGGCGGCTACATCGTGGCGAACTGCTTCAGTTGCGGAGCGGGTGGGCCGGAGTTGGTTAAGGCGTTGGGGCTTCCGGTCGGGTTGCTGTTTCCTGATGACGGGTACATCCCTCCGGTCATTACTAAAGAGATGCGGCGAAAGAATATTGAAGACGGCCTCATGTCCCAAATGATGACCGAGCCAAAGACACTCGAAGAAAGCCGCGCACTGAATCTGTCCCGCGAACGGTTGAAGGGGTACGAACTGAAAGCCGAACAGGTTGAAGATGAAGCCCCGCCAATTTGTCACCCCGCCCTCGATCCATTCAGGCAGAATTTTGCCCCCGCCCTCCGATCATCTCCCGCCCTCCGTTCGGAGTTGGTCGAGAGTCACTGGGAAGGTGTCGCGGATCGGGTCCGAAGATCAGAGGCCGAGATGATGGACCGCCAACCTGAGACGACAGCCGAACCCGCCCCCAAACTCACCGCCGAGGCGTGGTTACTGGCCCAGAAATAAGGCCAAACCGTCAAAGTGCGCTAAGTTATTGATTTATAAGGAAATCCACGATCTTTTTCTGGGAATACCCTAGGAAGGGTGCGGGCAGATCGTCGCGTGACGGGCTTTAGAATGCGTCTGAGCGTACTTTATGAACACCCCAGTTTTTTTCGTCCCTTATATAGATAATAAGTACCTATAAAGAGGCGTTTTATTTTCCCTCCCTTTTTATGCAAATAAATTCCCTTCTTTAGTTGTTTTCGTTGCTTGCATTGGTTATCTTTACAACTCAGCTAAAAGGAGTCTGATCTTATGAAGTTAATTAAAAAGTTTGATGATGTTATTTCGGTGTTCTTCGATAAGGAGTGGCAGGTCTTTAAGGTGGTTGTAGATGGCCGCCCAGAAGCCACAGCCGAAGAGGATGAAAAGCAAGCCGCCTTCGATACTGCCGAGGCCATGATGAAGCAACGGGAAACACAGCCCGAAGCGTTCAAGCCGGAGCCACTCCGCGAAGGTGTCGCCCGCCGTGTTGGTGAGTGGGACATTGGCAAAGTTAAAGACGAGCCAGAAACAGGTCGTGAGGTTTGGTGGTTCGGTCACCATTCAACCGATGAAGAAATGGGAAGCGGTAACGTCTGGATCATGAACGGCGAGATTACCGACTACGACGGCGTGTATGAATTGCCCGAAGATGTTGTGAAGGCTTTTGCCTTGCATGGCTTCGATGTTTCGTATGTTGAGGGGGTGTGAGATGACAGACCGCAACCTCGTAATCTTTCTCGCGGTGATCTTCACCGCCGGATTAGTCGCCCCGCTTGGCTTGATGCTGTGGGGCTTTTTCGTTGGTGATAATGCCGGAGTCTTAATCGGGGCTTTCCTGTTTAGCTTCAGCGCAGTTTTCACCGTTCCTTTCGTTTGGGCTATCTCAGGGGGTGAGAAATGAGCTTAACCATGACACCAGAACAGGCGGCGGCTTTGGCCGACTATCAGGCTCAAGCGGAATCTTCGGGCCGTGATTGGAGGGGTTGCCTTTTTAATGATTGGATGCAGGGCGGCTCGGCGTGGTATCGCGGCGAGTGGGCATACCTTCAGCAACTTCGGTCGCAATCTAAGTTGATTTTAAGGGGTGAGAAATGAGGATCGGAACATATTTTGTTTATCCGAAAGGGCAGAAATCGAAAGGCTTTAAGATCGATGCGGTCAGCTTTGATGCGGCCAAGTCTATTTTCAATCAAGCCGAGGGCATTTCAGACACTAACGAGAATCGCCGGAAACTTTGGGCGGAGAGGATTGCATGATGAACGCAGACATTAAGAATGACCCTTTCGCAGGGATTCCAGAATTGGCCGCCGATGTATCGGCAACGCCTCGGGCAGAGTTTGCCAACGCGAGTCACGCATTGATGGCAGGGGCGGACGCTGAGACGGTCGCGGAGTATGTCGAGAAGTGCGCGGCGTGTAATGGTACGGGCCGCTTCCGGTCTTACACTGGCCGGATTGTTGGCGAGTGCTTCAGATGTGGCGGAAATGGCAAGTTGTCATTTAAGACTAGCCCAGAACAGCGGGCCAAGGCTCGCAAGCGGTCAGCCGATAAGAAGGCCGCCGAGCGTCAAGCGCAGGTCAACGCCTTCTGGGATTGGGACAAATCTTTGACCGATGACCAGAAAGCCGCTCGTGAATGGCTCATCCATTCGGTGACCTATGTCAGCTTCTGGAGTCGGAACGAAATGGCCCAGAGCCTAGTTGAGCGGATCAGACAGCGGAAGCCATGGACAGATAAACAGCTCGCCGCCGTCGAGAAATGGCACGTCAAAGCCAAAGAGCGTGAAGCCGAATGGGTTGAAAAGGAGTTACTCAGGAACACGCCGTGCGCTATCTCCGACAAATTCCAAGAGCTGTTCGGGCTGTTTGCCAATGCGAAAGCGGCACAGAAGGCCAAGCCGATTCTGAGGGCCGAAGGCTTGCGGATCAGCGAGGCCAAAGAGTCGTCACGCAATGCGGGCTGTCTTTACGTCACCGACGCAGAGGGCCATTGGGAGGACCGCGAGTACCTCGGCAAGATCACACCGGCGGGCGAGTTCGTACGCTCGAAGGCTTGCACCGACGAACAGGCGGCGGCGGTCGAGGCTGTCGCACTCGATCCACTTCAGGCCGCTCTTAATTATGGGCGGGTAACTGGTCAGTGTTCATGCTGTGGCCGTGAGCTGACCAATCACAAATCGGTTGAGGACGGCATCGGGCCGATCTGCCGCGATAAATGGGGGCTTTAATCATGCAAACTCAATTTTCATTTTTCATCGACGTTTATTTGTTCCACAGCTCCGATAAGTCGGACACTTTCGAGGTGGCGGTTAAAAGCTATCTCACAGATCGGGTGAGCATCTACGAATTCGACAGAAAATCGAATACTTATCCCGAAGTTTTGGAGCTTGCCCGAGATGCTTATATCGAGGGCTTAACGGGTCATCTTTTACATCAAACCAATTACTAACCGAGGGTTTTAATCATGAGAATTACAACGGCACATTTAGAAAATCTGACCGACTGGGTGAATGCTGAGAAAGGCTATCCACGGGAGGCATACCAGCGCAACGAAAGCGGCAAGCTAGCCGCTCAAGTCGGCCATATCATGGCCCGCCGTTGGTCTGGGTCTTGGCACATCGAACAGATGGTGAATGAGGGCGGCGGAGTGCGTGACCTGCGGAGCGGTACGGCGCGGGAGTGTTATGAGTTCCTGCGCGGTATGCAAGAAGCCATCCAGCTTGACCATTTCGCGGAGCGTTACGGGGTGAAAGCATGAAAACAGTTATCCATTATTTGGCGGGATATTTGTCCGTTTGCGGGTTGGGCTTTCTGTTTGCCTGTCTGCTATTAGGGGCTACTCAATATCTTGTCGAGTTGGCCATTTTCATGACCGTTTGCGCGGTCGTTTCTGTTGCATCAAATCCAAATAAATCGGGGGGTTATCATGGGTAAAGTGGTAAAATTAAAGGGATTCGAGCGGTCAGTGGTTGAGGAATTCAACCATGAGCCAGACGGCCCTTGGCACTATGAGGTCGAGGTTTGGGAAGCTACTCGGGAAGAATACTCGGAGGCATTCCAGCGGTTGAAGCCTTCAGAGATGGGCGACTATCAGGCTGGCAATCTCAACCTTTTTGTCCTCAAGGTGAGGGCTTGCGTCGATCCAACATGGATCGGCACATTTGTTTCCCCTCCGGTATGGGTGAAGGGGCAGACCTTCTCAGGGGGTCAGATCAGGACAGAGGCGGGCAAGGCGATCAGTTCGCCGTGGTTCGATAGCCTATGCTTTCAGGCTAAACGCGCAGGGGTCGAGAGACTCGCTGACATACTGGGCCGGATCGGTATGGGCGAAGCCCGCGCAGAGGTAGAGCGAAGGGTTGGACTGAGATAGTCCTTAGCCGTTAAAGGTAGCCCCTCGGATTTACTCTCAGGGGCTATTTTTTTGCCTGTTATTTGGGGCCATCAGAAACAGCCCTAGAAAGCCACTAAATAAACGATTCTGGAATCAGGTAAGTCGAGACATTCACAAATCGGGAAATCCTCTCCTAGCGTCTCTCTGTAAGCCTCTGCTATATTCTCACCCATTGTTCATAGATGGGGTCTTAAACAATGCCAATTCATAAACCAGTCACCAGTCCTAAAGGGGGCCGCCCTGAAGTCGCCCTCACTGACTCAGAACTTCAACAAGTCGAAAAGATGGCGGCCTATCTCAACAAGGCCCAGATAGCGGCCTGTCTTGGGATTGCGGAGAATACTTTTCTGCGGATATGTAAGCAGAACGAATCTGTTGATGCGGCCTACAAAAAGGGCAAGGCCTCAAACGTGGGCAATGTCGCGGCGGCACTGGTCCGAAACGCTACGGAGAAGAACAATGTATTGGCCCAGATTTTCTATCTGAAGTCTCGCGGCGGGTGGGTCGAGTCTCAACCCGAACAGGAGCGGCCAACCATTAATATATCGTACGGCCAAGCACCGGATCGGATCGAGCGGGACGTGACTCCGCAACCTGACCGGCTGTCGGATGGCGGCTCGAATGACTGACCTGATCGGCTCGGACGGAATCGGCCCGAATCGCTGGAGGCCGCGCCATTGCTGGCTTTCAGGCGAAGGGGTGCATCCCCCCAATCGATGCGGCGGCGGCGGCCAAGTCCCCCCCTAAACCCAGCGAGACAAGTGGTCATCGACTCGGCCCCAAAAATCTGGGAGACTAAAAAGGGCTTCCCTAATATGTTAATAAATGAACATCGCTTCGAGGTGGTGTAAACGAAAAATGGTAGGTTATGCACGTTGATCTGACTAAACCGCAGATTCAGTACATTGAGACTGAGGCTCCGTTTCCGGCAATGGTGGCTGGATTTGGTGCGGGCAAGACTGAAGCGGCAGTCTTTCGGTCCATCTTTGGTTTGATCCGTACAGCTAATCAGTGCAAAGGGTTCTACCCGATTCGTGGATTCTATGCGCCGACGTTCGATTTGATTCGAGTCATTGCTTGGCCCAGATTTGAAGGGATATTGGAGAAGTTAGGCATACCCTTTACCTTACAGAAGTCTCCGTTAAACCGAATCATCATCCATGGCGTAGGTGAAATCTTGTTCCGGTCGATGGAGAATCCGTCTCGGATCATTGGTTATGAACATTGCGATGCTGATGTGGACGAGTTGGATACTCTGAAAACTCAGGATGCGGCTGAAGTCTGGCGAATGATCCTTGCGCGTAATCGTCAGTACAAATCAGATGGCTCGAAAAATACCATTGGCGTGACGACGACTCCTGAAGGGTTCCGGTTTGTTTACCAGACTTGGAAGCAAAACCCGAAAGATGGGTATGAGATTATCCAAGCCCCAACCCGTTCAAATCCTTACTTACCGGACTCGTATATTGATACCTTGAAGGAGATGTATCCATCCAATCTCCTCGAAGCCTATCTGGAAGGACAGTTTGTCAATCTACAATCCGGAACTGTTTACTCCTCGTACGATAGAAAGGTCTGTCGATCAAACGAAGTTATCACGCAGGGCGAACCTCTATACATTGGATGCGACTTTAACGTGATGAATCAGGCCGCGACGATCTTCGTTCAACGGGGTCAGAAGGAGTTTCATGCGGTGGCTGAGTTATCGAAGATGCGCGACACTCCCGATATGATTAACACGATCAAAGAACGGTGGCAGTCGAAAGGTCACGCAATTTATATTTATCCTGATGCCAGTGGAGCCGCAACTAAATCGGTGAATGCGAGTATTTCTGACCTTGCACTGTTAGAACAGGCTGGATTTACCATTCGTGCGAATCGAGCCAATCCAAGAATCAAGGATCGAGTAGCCGCGATGAATGCCGCATTGGAAAGTGGAAATGTGAAAGTGAATCCGATTGCTTGTCCGATTGTGGCTGATTGCCTAGAGCAACAGGTTTACAAGAACGGTGAACCGGATAAAACTGGCGGTCACGATCACCAGAATGACGCAACGACGTACCCGATTGCGTACGAATTTCCGATTCGGAAGCCTCATGCAGACGTTAATTTCGCATTTGCTGTATGATTGGGATTACAATATGCCTAAATTCGTGAAGGGTTGAGCTATGCCTGTAAGTACCCAGCATCCTGATTACTCAAAATACCTACCTGTATGGACGCAGACTCGTGACGCTGTGAAAGGCGCAGTCGCCGTCAAAGAGAAGAAACACGCCTATCTTCCTGTTCCAGATAACGATTCTGGCGATGAACGGAAAGGCACTGAAACCGTCCGATACCGCCAATACATGAAACGAGCGTTGTACACCAACTTCACTGGCCGTACGAAAAATGCTCTGGTCGGTGCGGCATTCCGCAAAAACCCGAAAGTCGAATTGCCTGAAGGTCTGGAATATCTCCGCAAGGATGCAACCGGCGACGGATTATCTTTGACGCAACTGGCGAAAGACGAACTCTCGAATCTACTGGAAACTGGAAGAAGTGTATTTCTGGTCGATTTTCCACAGGCTGATGACAATCTGAGTGCTGAAGATGTCGCCCGTTTAAACCTTCGTGCGTCAATCATCCCCTACACGGCAGAAGCAGTCATCAACTGGAAGTCAGATGTGATTAACGGTCGCAGACTACTCACTTCTGTCACCATTGCTGAAAACTATCTGGAGCCTTTGGACGAGTTCGATCACTCTACAAAGATTCAGTATCGTGTTCTTCGTCTCCGCCCGAATGGATATTCTCAGCAGATTTACCGAGATGACGAACCCTACACGCAGGAAGCATTTCCCCGTAAGGCCGATGGGTCTACATGGGACTTCATCCCAATCATGTTTGTCGGATCGAAAAATAACGACTACACGATTGACGATGCGCCACTGGCTGACATCGCTGAAGTCAACATCGCTCACTTCCGCAACTCGGCTGATTACGAAGAATCCTGCTTCATCGTAGGACAACCCAGCCTGTTCATCACACACTCTTTGTCATTCGAGCAATTCCAGCAGTACAACCCGCAAGGAATCAAGCTCGGCTCACGCGCCGGTCATGTTCTGGGCGATACAGGTGGGGCAAACTTACTCCAAGCTGATCCAAACCAACTGGTTTCAGCGGCAATGGCGGCTAAAGAGCAACAGATGGTTGCGATTGGGGCCAGAATCATCACTGATCGGGCAGATCGTGAAACGGCTGAAGCGGCGAAAATTCGCTTCGCCAGCGAAAACTCGGTCCTCGGTGACGTAGTTCTAAACCTATCCGAAGGGTTAATGACCTGCATTGGATGGGTTGGTGAGTTCATGGGTGTCGAGTCTGACGATGCGGTATTCATGATTAACAGCGAGTTCTACGACAAAGCCCTTGATCCACAGCTCATTATGTCAATGGTCACTCTGTTGGATCGGGACATCATCGCAGAGAAGGACATCTTTGATCGCCTGAAATCGGCAGGAATTGTTGACCCTGAACGAAGAATGGAGGATGTTCGTGATGAGGCTGGAATGACATCACCTATTCCTCTGGAGGCAGTCAATGGCTGAAACGGCCAAGAAAACCAATCCGAAACTCTGGGAGAAAGCGAAAGCTGAAGCCAAAGCCAAGATGGGTGGAAAGCATTCAGCCCGTGCCATGCAGTTAGCCACTAAAATCTATAAAGAAAAAGGCGGCAAATACGCAGGAGCCAAGAAGCCCAGCAACAGTCTCTCAAAATGGACGAAAGAGAAGTGGGATTATGTCGGCAAGGAAGGCAAGTCGCGGTATCTGCCGGAGAAGGCACGGAAATCACTTTCAGCCGGTGAAAAAGCCGCCGGAAGTCGAGCCAAAAACAAAGCAACCAAGTCAGGAAAGCAAACAGCCAAGTACACGCCAGCCGAAAGACGCGCTGTAAGGAAAGCAACCCGTGGCTAAGAAAGACCCAAGATTGACTCGCGTAGGCGTTGAAGGGTTCAACAAACCCAAACGCACTCCAAGTCATCCGACTAAATCTCATGTTGTCGTCGCTAAAGAAGGCGATAAGATCAAGACCATCCGGTTCGGTCAGCAGGGTGCAAAGACCGCTGGCAAGCCAAAAGCCGGTGAGTCCGAAGCAATGAAGAAGAAACGTGCTTCATTCAAGGCTCGCCATGCCAAGAATATCGCCAAGGGCAAAATGTCTGCGGCTTATTGGGCTGATAAAGAAAAGTGGTAGATGGCACTCTCTGACGAGATACAAGATGTCATAACAAGGCATCAAGTTTACTTATTACGTTACTCTGCTGGCCGCGAGAAAGAGGCGGCGCAGTATATTGACGAAATTACTCAGCGCATTACCGACGAACTGATGAACGATGAGTTGACTGACATGGACATCCAAAGGCTGAATCGATTCATGGATGAAATCGTCGAGTTTCAACAAGACCTAATGGGTCAGCTCGAAGAAAAGATACTCGATGATGTCGATGATTTAGCTAACCAAGAGACAGATTGGGCTACTGCTATGCTGTCCAACTTCCTTGGCGAACTAGATACTCCTTCGAGGATTGAGACGCAACTTGCTGTTTTTGCAGGGATTTTACCTGTTGCTGGACTGACAATACGATCACTGGTATCAAGATTCCGGCAGAAGAAAATTGCTCAGACGGTCCAATCGATTCGAGATGGGATTACGTTGCGAGAAAATAATCAGCAGATCATCGGCAGAATGCAGACCATCAACCCCCTGCACAAGAAGCAAGCTGGAGTCCTGATTAAGACGATTACAAACTACACATCGGTCCAAGCACGAGATGTGGCAATGCGGCTCAACCCAAACTTCTTTGATGGCTATGAATGGGTATCTGTCTTGGACTCTCGTACGTCTTTAATCTGCGCGAGTCGAGATGGCACGGTCTATCCATTTACGAATGATCCTGTTCTATCGCCCAAGCCGCCAGCGCATTTCTCTTGTCGATCAACCATTACACCAAAGCTGAAACCGCAGTTTGAAAGTAGGCAGACCAAACAGCCCAGACGGACCGCAGAGGGTGCGAAGGGTAAAACGAAGGTCAATGCACAGACAAATTATCAATCGTGGCTGACAAGGCAACCTGCGGCGTTTCAGGATGAAGTATTAGGCAAAACTCGTGGACTACTATTCCGCAGAGGAAAACTACCCATTTCTAAGTTCGTTGACGAGTCAGGGAAAACTTTGACGCTCAATGAGTTAAGAAAAGTCGAACCCGAAGTATTTAATAGGGTAAAATTGTAACTGGAGCCAGAGGCTCAACGTGCGAAGCTAGAGGTGAAGCATGGAATTTTTAAATGAAGTCGAGCTTGATGAGGAAGTTAAGAAGCAACTTTCTGAGAAGTTCAAGGAGACTCTGGATAAGAGCCTCGAAGAAAGAATTGCTGAAGAAGTCCAAGGACTGAAGGCAAAAAACGATGAATTGCTGGCTGAGAAAAAAGCCGCACAACGAGCAAAGGATGAGCTAGATGCCAAGGCCAGAGCTGAAAAAGAGAGGTATGCTCAAGAAAACGGGCAGTACCAAGAACTCTACGAAAGCCAAAAGCAAGAAGCCAATGCTTTACGGCAAAAAATCGAAGAAATGAATCAACAGGTCGTCAGACAGAAAATATCGTCTGAGGCAACTAAAATCGCTGGATCGTTGACAAAAGACGTATCCAAGGCAAAATTGTTAGAAGAAAAGCTAAGTCAGAGACTTACGCTTATGGATGGAGAATTAAGGGTGACTGATGACTCAGGTCAACTGACTGTCAGCACTCTTGAGGACTTGGTATCAAATGTGCGGAATGATTATCCATTCCTAGTTGATGGTATCCAAGCAAGCGGTGGCGGGGCCACTCGTTCACAAGGCGGGGCTGATGTGGGCAATAGAGAAATTAGTCGCTCTGATTTTGAGGATATGAAACACGCTGATCGTGCAAAGTTCTTCAAAGAAGGCGGCAAAGTCTATGACGATTAAAGGAGAAGCCACATGGCTAACGTATTAACTGATCTAGCGGCAGACATCTACAAAGCCGCCGACGTAGTAGGACGGGAGCTAGTAGGCTTCATTCCTGCTTCCACTATCAACGCTGACGGTTCTGAACGTGCGGCGAAGGGCGACGTAGTTCGTGCTTCTTTCACTCGTGAAGCATCAGCAGTGGACGTATCAGAGTCTATGACTATTCCAGAAGGAACAGATCAGACTGTTGATAACAAGACACTGACAATCTCAAACGCTCGTGCGGTTCAGATTCCTTACACTGGTGAAGATGTACTCCATCTGAACAACGGTATCGGATTCGAGACTGTGTACGGTGACCAGATTGCTCAGGCAATGCGTACTCTGACTAACGAAATGGAGCAAGACTTGTGGGAAGAAGCCTACACGAACTCCTCTCGTGCGTTCGGTACAGCAGGTACTACACCATTCGGCTCTAACTTCTCTGAGATTGCTGAAATCCGCCAAATTCTGGTAGACAACGGTATGCCACAGAACGACGGTCAGGTGTCTTTGGTCCTCAACACTCTTGCAGGAACTAACTTGCGTCAGCTCGCTCAGTTACAACAGGCTAACACTGCCGGTGGTACTGATCTTCTGCGTCAGGGCATCTTGCTTGATCTTCAGGGTCTTGGTATCCGTGAGTCGGCTCAAGTCGGCATTCACACCAAGGGTACTGGTACTGGCTACTTGTTGAACGATGCTTCTTCAGCTATCGGTGACACAGTAATCGCAACTGATACTGGTACAGGAACTATCCTTGCAGGTGACATCGTTACCTTCGCAGGTACTTCTGACAAGTATGTTGTCAACACAGCTCTTGCTGGCGGTTCATTCACTATCGGTGGAACTGGTCTGGTAGCGGCTGAAGCTGACAACGATGCAATCACTGTGGGCAACAACTACACAGCGAACATCGCATTCCATCGCCGTGCTTTGGAATTAGCGGTTCGTGCGCCAGCAGTACCACAAGGTGGCGACATGGCAGACGACGCTATGACTGTTCAAGACCCAGTTTCAGGATTGGTATTCGAGGTCCGTGTTTACAAGGGCTATCGTAAGACCATGATCGAAGTTGCGGCATCTTGGGGTGTCAAAGCGTGGAAGTCTGACTTCATCGCTACATTGGTCGGCTAATGTCGATCCTAGCGGGGGCTTCGGCCCCCGTTTCTAATGAGGATTCATAAAATGGCAGAATCAAAGACGACTACCAAGAAAGCACCCGCTAAAAAGCCAGCGGTTAAGAAAGCGGCTCCAAAATCAGATGCGCCAACGCTCACTAAAATGGTTCGAGACGATGGCAAGGAAGCGATGGTTCACCCATCAATGGTTGAAGCATATAAGTCCGGTGGATATAGAGAGGCGTAAGTCATGGCTTTGGTCATTGAGGATGGATCGGTTGTCACAGGTGCTAACTCGTACGTCACTCTGGCTGAGTTTAAGGCTTGGGCAGATAGTCGGGATATTACTTATAACGCCGATGATAATGTACTGGAAGCTCAGATACTCCGCGCTATGGACTATATTGAGCGACTCTACTTCATCGGCAATAAGGCAAACGAGAATCAACCGCTTCAGTGGCCTCGTACGGAAGCCCTTATCGACGGCTACTACGCTGATGCGACAGAGATTCCGAAAGAAGTCAAAATCGCCGTGTACGAAGCGACTGTCGTTGAGGCCGCTGGATACAGCGAGCTGGAGATACAATCGCGCAAGACGTTGCGTGAGCGTGTTGGAGACATCGAAGTGCAGTACGCAGAAAACAGCGAAAACCGCACAATCACTCCAGCACTCCAGTATGCACTGAATCGTATCGTTCAACCGGCATTTCAGGTGTTTAGGGTATGACGTTCAACTATACGGCCCTTCAGTCGAGTGCAGGGACATTGCTCCAGAATTTTGGGCGGCAACTGACTTTCACTCGCAGTACAGATGGCTCGTATGACCCGAATACCGGCACAACGTCTCCTACAAGCTCAAACTACACAAAATATGGTTGTGTGTTCGACTACACAGACGCAGAGCGTGGAGAATCGAATATCGAGGTAGGTGACCGGAGAGTATTGGCCGAAGGGTATGCGTATCAGGTCGGAGATACAGTGTCATTGGACAGCGAGGTCTATCGGATCATTTCAGTCTCGAACATACAGCCAGCGGCAACAGTCGTCGCCTGTAACTTGCAGGTCAGAAAATGAGCAAGTTCAGTAAGGGAATGGCTGATGCGACTGCCCGCATTGTCTCGAATAGCAAGAGAGAAGTACGGAAAGTCATTCGAGGGATAGCTAAAGATGCGATCATGGGTACTCCAGTGGATAAAGGAACGCTTATCAACAACTGGTATGCGAGCAACCGCGCAATCCCGAATCAAACGACAAAGGCCACTGATCCTTCTGGCAAAACATCACTATCCAGAGTCGATAAGGCACTGACAAGATTGCAGATAGGCCAGACGTTTTATATGGCAAACAGCCTTCCTTACGCACGGACTGTTGAGTACGGCAAGTATCCAAATCCGCCCAAGAATCCAACAGGCAAGACCGTGAATGGATTCTCTAGGCAAGCTCCTGCTGGTATGGCTAGAATTGCCGTGGACAAAGGTATCGCTAAATTAAGAGCTAGAGGTGGCAAATAATGGCTACTACTTTCAATGACATACAAGCGGCTCTTGATAACCGTCTTAACACTTTCGCAGGTGGTTATGACATTGCTTGGCCGAATATCAACTACGAGCCAGCAGGTAACGCAACTTTCTTAACTCCAAACTTCATTCCAGAGGAAACCCAGCAGGTCGGTTTGGGGACTAACGGTAAAGATGAAACAAACGGGATTTATCAAATAGATGTCGTCTATCCTGCGGGGCAGGGTCGTTCATCAGTGCCGGATTCCGTCGCAGATCATTTCAAGCGCGGTACAGTTATGTCGTATAATGACGTAAGTGTCCGTGTGCGGTCGGTTTCTATCGCACAGGCAATAACAGATGGTGCATATCACTTTGTGCCTATTTCTGTTAATTTTTATTCATATACTGACGCGAGGTAAAGCAAATGGCTATCGCAAACGGCGCACAACACTCTCTGCATTACATCGCAGAAGTGACTTATGGTACAACCCCCGCAACTCCGACTTGGACTCCGTTTCCACATACTGGAACGAGTTTGGCTCTAACAAAGGATGCCATTGAATCCGAAAAGTTGCGTGGTGATCGTCAGGTCGAAGATTTCCGTCATGGAAATAAGTCTATCGGCGGCGATGTATCGTCTGAATTGGAATACGGTGCATTTGACGACATTCTTGAGGCTGTCATGTGCGGTACTTGGTCAACGAATGTTCTGAAGTCTGGCTCAACTCGCAGGTCTTATACCTTAGAGCGTAAGTTTGGGGATTTAGCGACTCCTGAGTTCCATCGGTATGAAGGTGTTGAGTTCAACTCTCTGGCAATCTCTGTCGCTCCAAACTCAATGGTAGGCACAACATTCACTGTCGTCGGCAAGGATTTGTCTCTAGCAACAGCAGAAGTTGCATCTTCAACATATTCTGCTGACGTAGGGAATACGCCATTCGATTCATTTACTGGCTCGATTACTGAAGGTGGATCATCTATCGCAACAGTAACAAGTCTGGATATGACTATCGAAAACGGCTTGGAACCATTATTTTCGGTCGGTTCTGATACGACTAATCGTCCGTCAATCGGCAAATCTCGTGTAGCAGGTACGTTAGTTACTTACTTCGACAGCAAGTCTTTGTATGAGAAGTTCATCAACGAGACTGCTTCTGAAATCGTTTGTACGTTGACTGATGTAGCTGGCAACAGCTTGCAGATCGACATTCCAAATGTGAAATACAACTCTGGGCAACCAGACGTAGCTGGCGAAGGTCCGGTCACTGTATCAATGGAGTTTGTAGCACTGTACAGCTCTAGCGATGCATCACAGTTAGTGATTACCCGTACACCAGCATAAATTAAAGGCAATAAAACCTAGGGGGTTTTATGGAAGTAAATCAACTGGCAACGGTTGAGAGTCACGAAGCTGGGACTGAGTTTCAGCTTGTGAATACGGCAACTGGCGAACCTGAAGATGTAATCTTTTTGGTCAAAGGTTTGGATTCTAAGGCGTGGCGGCAAGCTCAAAAGGAGCAAAGGCGCAAGAACGAAGGCAAAGAGGACATAGATTTATTCGATCACGAATACATCTGGCCGATGATTGCATCAATCATTATTGATTGGCAGGAATTGGAGAAGGACGGTAAGCCATTCGAGTATTCAAAAGAGAATGCGCTATGGCTTTGTGAAAACTCTCCGAATGTTGTGAATCAAATCTTTGCTTTCTTGCTTGACAGGAAAAATTTCATAAACGGCTGATTGATGAGTTTGTGGCATTTGGGAAGTGGTGTTTTTACATCAACGGATACCCAGAAGGTTCAAAAATCAGTCGTTATGAAAGTCTGAAACAAGTTGAGAAAAGTCGCGGAGTCACACCGCCAGAATTGCTGAATGCACCAACACTGTCATGGCAACATGATGACTGCTGGGTAGCGTACACATCGCTCAAAGACCATACATGGTTGGAGCTTGAAAGTTATATGCGGCTCACGGGAAGAACGCTCGATCCGTGGGAAATTGAAGCGATTATGGAGCTGGCAAAGCATAAGGTTTGATCATGGCGACAGAAGTAGAAAAACTTATTATTGCGATTGAGTCTGTTGGCCTCAAAGAATCTCAAAGAGAATTAACTAAACTCAAGAAAGCCGCAAAAGACGCTGAAGGTGCGACTGAAGGTTTAAATAAGCAAAATAAAAAATCCATTCCTTTACTAAAAGGGTATCGCGGGGCTACATCTGCGCTTACCAATACAACAGGTCAACTCTCTGTACAAATTCAGGACGTTGCAGTCCAGCTCGAATCGGGTACGGATGCAGTCCGTGTCTT